AGAATTTCCTTAGACCAGATGGTCTGAATTGCTTGTGTAAGCTGGCTGTTTGCGCCAGAATACGCTGTAGGTGCTGCGGCGAGATTGCCGGTACCTGTTACGGCTGATGCCATGTCGGTGTTACTCCTTAGTTAGTTTTAATTGAATAGGTAATTTTTATTACCCGAAGATTCCTTTACCGCGGTCAGATGCGGCTTTACCCAACAACTTCCCACGATATTTTGCGTACTCGGTAACCGACATAGCAGAAATTTGATCCGCCGTGAACTGTTGTTGATCCGAATTGGTGTCCATAGGTCCGCTAGGGGGAGTTGTTACGCTCGTCCCCTTCATTTCTTTACGTGCAGTCTGCATAGCAGATTGTGCCGATTCCAAGATCCGTGAGCTGCGCTCGCGTAGTCCTGTAATACTTTGTTCGATCTCTTCAGGAGTATTTCCTGAAATTAGGTCTAAGAGCTCGGGCATAATGTTGTCCTGCTCTTCACCTAAGCGACGATTACGAAACTCGTTTAGTTCCGCGTATTGACGCTCACGCTCTAGAAGAGTAAAAGCACGTTCGCGTTCTCCGCGTTCTACTTCTAACTTCTGAGCCCATTCTTGTTCTTTAGTCTCAAGAAGTGCTCGTACATCCATTTCAGATTCGGCCTTTTTACGGGCTTCTGCTTCTGCTATGTCCTTAGCTGCTTGAGCTTCGGCAATACGCTCTTCTCGTTCTTTCTTGAGCAAATTCAATTCATCTTTTAGAGAGTCAATCTGTGGGTAGAGTTTTGATTTCTCTTGCTCACGAACTTTCTTAAGATCGTCTTCTGTGTAAGACTTTTCATTAGTAACTGGTGTTACTAGTGGTGATGGTGCTGCTTTTGTTGTTTGAGGTGCTGTTTCAGAAGCAAAAGCTTCTTGTGCAGCAGCGCTGTCTACAACTGTACTTGATTCTGACATGTGTATTCCTTAGGTGTAAGAGGTCGTTGTCCGAATTAATGCCACGATGACCTGCGGATATGTGGTAATAGCCTTACAAACTTTTAAGGGTTTGTCTGGCTAAATTTATTCTGGCTTATCTTCGTCTGGTGTTCGACGTTGAGGAATTTTTGTTCCGTACGCCCCAGTAACTAGATCTACCTGTGTTTGCTGAAGTTCCATAAGAACTCCCTCTTCCATAGGAGTAATTACTCCTGGCTGGCCAAATGGTCCTGGGCCAGTTCCATCTCCCGGAACAGCTCCTGGAGGCACAGTGCCGTCTGGGAGCATTCCCGTTAGAGAAGTTATAGAAGCTGCAATTTGGTTCTTGATCAATTGTAGAGCCCCGTCAGCCTTAGCATCGGCTATAAGCTCAGAACGAATTTCTTCAAGCTTTTCATCGGGGAATTCTTCGCCAAGCTGACGAAGTGCTCCCTCACGACTTTCTAGGCCCATACCCATTTTTGTCTGAATTTCGTTCAAAACAATGAGCTTATCTAGGGGGAGTGGAGGTGGAAAATGAACGGAAGACTCGTAAGTCATAGGGCTATTAGGATCCAGCTGTTCTAGCTGTACGCCCATCTTAATAGGGCCGTTAACTACAGGATTATAAGTAAATACTTCTGGTTCTTTAAATGCAAGGGTTAGTAGTACTAGCTCGTTAATGCGTTGCAAACCTTCGCCGTACTGAATTGTTTTTTGTTGGTATCGGTTCATCAAAGGTTGGAATTGGATAGAAAGTGCAACACCTGAAGTATTTGATACTGGCTGTACTTGACCAAGAGCAGTCTCAGGAACACCGACCATCTCGTGCATAGCAGTCTTGATTATCTTTAGGTACTCCATTGCACCTACGAGGCCTTGACCGCCGCCCTCTAGGTTAAAGACTTGGGCGTCTTTTGGTAGCCCGCCCCAGACCTTCTTCGGACCTTTTTCAAGGGAAGAGGCCTTAGCACCTGTGATTACTGTAACCGGCGCCGCATGGTAGTTGACAATGTCTGCAATATCTGTAGCAACTTCGTTGTAGTTACGATTGAGAACGATAATATCGTGACAGTCACTGAGACCCCAAGGAGACCCAGAAACGCGAACGTTAGGAATATGGATAATGGGAACAACGCCAATAGGGTTAGGACGGCTGTCAATAATTTCGTCATTGATATACTCCTCAATACGATCATCAGTAAGGATTTCTGTGTAGGTGTACACCTGTCGAGTTCCTTCGGCTGAAGTTCCCCAAAAACGGTACTTAAGTTTAAAACGGATTAGACGTGAACGATCGTGCGGGTGGAACTCTGGAAATGCAAAAGAAGAGTTAAGTGGGAGAATACGAACACGACCAGGATGTACACGCCCGACAGAGTCTTCGTAACCTTCTTCATAGGCAACTTTTACAAAGCAATCGCCTGATACTCCGCCTTGCTGGCCCATTTCCCACATAACAGAGTGCTTGTCGTTGTCAATCTCCCACACACGTTTTAGAACGTCTGGGACGATAGCTTCTGTAGCTGATGGGCTGCGGAAAGAAGCTCCGCGACCAAATGTAAAGTTAATGATGTAATCGGTAAAAGCACGATAATAGTTGTAGACCATCTGTGACTCGCCAATTTCACGGCGATAAGACCAGTGGTGTCCTAGGTACATAGCCCAGTTAAGTGAGTAACGGTTTAGTCGTGGACCGTGTACTTCAAATTCTTCATCCGCTAGTTCAACTAAACCTAGTGGAGAGATGGAGATTGTTAAATCAGATGAGGCAGCCCTATACGACGGAGGACTAAAATCCATACCACCACTCACAGGTTGTTACTCCCTGACTTCATATGCGCCCCACCAATTCGATTAGTTAATAAATCCGCGATCTCTGTTTTTCTTTTTAGCTTCAGCAAGTTTTCTTTTCTTAGCATCTTCCGCTTCTTTTCTTTTGTCGCGTAGATTCTCAGGAATGTCGTGCTTAGAGCCAACGTACTTTCCCCCTTGACGAGCATATTCAGAACTTAACCACTTAGCTCCAGGAAAGCTTACATTATCTCCGTGGGACGGATACTTTGCTTTTGCTTGACCAAGCAACAAGCTCCAGAGTTTTTGATTCTCTGGTATCGGCTTTCCCATAGATCCTCCTGAAGTAAGGCACTCAGCCCCGGAGAAGGGGTACGGGGCTGAGTACTCTCACAGTCTAGTACATTTAGTCAGCTACAGATGCAGGATTCATACGCTGGTAGCGTGCTCCTGAGCGAACAACTTCCTCAATAACAACCTCAGAGTGATCTCCAAAGTTACCTAGTGAATACTCACTTAGGTATGTTGGTGCTTCGACCCAAGCTGCTGAACCAACGTGTGCACGCTGCTTCATTGTTTCTTCTGGGTACTTCTCCATAACATTGTTGTTGTGGTTTGGTCGGCCTGCTGGGGTATCGTAACCCTGGTCAAGACCTAGTTGGAAGTCGTTCGGTACATCTGTGTCTGTTGCAATGCCTTCTTCAAAACGAAGTGGACCGCGAAGTCCTGGACTTGCAGGTGACATTTTGCGCTCGTATGTTGCGCCAACCTTTTCAGGAAAAGATGGGGTTGGGGCGATATTCTCTACTGCCATGTTTTATTTCTCCTATGCATAGGGATTGAGGGTCCTCAGGTAAAAGTATCGACCTATTTAAGATCTTTAGGTACCTAAACCTTAAAAAAATGGGGAGGAGCTGACCTCAACCGTTGGCATAACCATATCTTGGGTTAGAGAACACGCAATGGCTAAAGAGTCCACAAAATCGTCGTGAGCATGGGCTTCGTCAGGCGCAGCCACTAAAAAGTTTGGACCTTTATATTTAACTTCTGCGTCCGTCATTTGTTGAAAAAACTTCTTCCAAAGACGCAGTCGTCGTGTTTTAGCATGGGCTGGCCAAGAAACCATTTGACGTTGAATTAGAGCTTGAAGGTGTTTCCAACGTTTGGATTGCTCTGTTGGACTAGACGTAATAGCGATAACTTCTGCCCTAGGCATTAGAACCTTTAGACGACCAGCTACGGCATCTCCCACTCCGTTAGAGTCGACTCCAATAGCCAAGACGTCATAATTGCCTAGGAAGTTAACAATTTGGAAGTATTGCTCTTCCCAGTCATCTCCCTGAATTTCAAGCCAATTTAACACTCTATGATCGTAGTAGCCAAACTCATCCGGTCTATCCCAGTCAACCCACACGACAGTTACAACAGTCGAGTCAATTTTACGGGCCGGGTCAATTCCCACAACAACTGGGGATCTGTGCCAGCTTTTTACAATTTCTTGAGAAGTATCGCCAAGCTCTTCCATAATAGAGGATGTAACAAACATACCGCGTTCTAGTAACCACTTACAGTTATAGGAGAGCTGAAACTCATCAGAGTCCTCACCAATACGGAGCATCTCTTTTCTAATGAACTTTTCATAGTTAACGTTGAACTTGGCAACGTCACGCCAATCCCATTGGAAGTGGTTCTGACGTTTCCCACGCTCAGTCTGTCTGCGCTTGTTTAGTTGAATAGCTCGATAGAAGTTGTTCTTAAAAGTTGTGGGTGTGCCAGTTTTAACAATAGTAGCGTTGTAATACGCACCCATAGGAGAAATAGACTTAGAGACTACATAGTCGTCTGCTTCTTGACACTCATCAATAATAATTAAATGGAAAGACTTAGATTCAATCTTAGCTCTTGGGTTAGCTGTCATCATCATAAGAGTTGATCCAGAGTTCTTAAGTTTGATGTTTCTTACAACTCCCGGAGTCTTTGTGGCCATATCGTCAATCTCAGGATCACCAAGTACTTCTAGCGCTCGCTCTGAGGTCAATCGTGAAACTGTACGTCCGTACAGTGTTTCTACCTGTGATTGGATAGGGGCAAACATGCCCACCCATATACCATCGCCAAACTTACCAAGTAGGTCTGGATACATACGTGCAAGGCGTGGAAGAATAACCATTAAGGTTGCTACGGTATTAGCAATAGTTTCAGACTTGCCGGACTGACGAGAAGCCAGCGCGGTTACTTCTTCACCATCGTTAATAATTACTGATTCAATGATTCGCCTAGCTAACGGCTCTTGATACGCGTGTAGCTCATGCCCCACTAAAAGCTTCATAAAAGCCATAATTTTATCTATCAATGCCGACACAAACTCTTTAGATAGTTCGTCTAACTGTATCTCGGGGTTCTCGTCCGGTAGCTCTTCGTCTTCAGTGCCTGCTGGTTCGAGGTCTACCTCTTCGTAATCTTCGTCATCATAGGTCACTTAGTTGTTCTCCGAGTCAATGTC